TTAGACTTGTAGAAAATGCAAATAAGACAACAACAACCTTGGTTACGGGATACGATTTTGTAATAGAAGGTGATGAAGTTGTTCAATATGAACAAATACGTGAAAAAACATCCGAAGAGATTCAAACGGAAAAGAATGAAAAATGGAAACAGATAAGAATGCAACGAGGTAGACTATTACAATCATCGGATTGGACTCAATTATCAGATTCGCCACTAACAGAAGAAAAGAAAGAAGAATGGCAAATATATCGCCAATCACTTAGGGATATTACAACACAAACCGATCCATTCGATATAATTTGGCCAAATAAACCTGAGTAAATCTTATGAATAAACTTATAGAACAAATAATCAGAGAGCTAAAACTTCAAATCTTCAACGAAGATGATATGGGCGATAAGACAATAATTGCCATATACCCCGGTCGGTTTCAACCGATGGGTCGTCATCACAAAACTGCCTACGATTGGTTGGCAAAACAATTTGGTAAAGACAACACATATGTGGTCACATCCGATAAGGTCGATCCTTCGCGTTCTCCACTCAATTTCCAAGAGAAGAAAGAAATCATCAACAAGTCTGGTATTCAAAACGTTGTACAAGTACGTAGACCGTATGATATATCAGAGTTCCTAACAACGATGAATCTTGACCCAAAGAATACTGTATTGGTATACATGGTTGGTGAAAAGGATGTTGACCGTTTGAAACACTTGAAACGTATGATGGCGTACAACAAGACAACTGCTTTGCCAGTAAAAGACCTTCAAGACCCATATGCCTACTATGTCATATCACCACACATATCACTCAATATACCCGGCATTGGCGAAATGTCAGGAACAACAATACGTCAGGCACTCAGTGATAACGATGCAAAACTGGCGGAACTAAAAGAAAGGTTCAAGTCGATTATGGGATGGTTTGATGCAAAGTCGTTCAACTTGTTGATTTCAAAATTCAACACAAAGCGTGGTAAGCTAAAAGAAGATCTGAATGAGTGGATGCGAGTTCTTCTCAACATGACAGACGTACAGGGTGAAATGTTCTTCAGTATTCTCAAGAAAGAATATGGAGATACAAAAGACCTTCTTCCACTGATACAAAAGTACATAAAGACAAAGAGTCTTACCGATGAAGAAAAGGCCAAGTTTCAGAAACAAATGAAGGACACATTCAAGTTGATGGGACTCGGTGCAATTGCGGCTATACCAATACCGGGAACGATGTTGATGATACCGATCATCATTCAAGCTGCAAAGAAGTTCAACATCAATCTTCTTCCCGAAGCAGATGAACCACAAGGAGAACGACTTTCAATAGTTCGTAGAGAATTTTGGAACGAAGTGTTTACTGAAGTTGCTAAGGAAGAGACACAACTTATCAACGAGGGTGGTGCAGCGGGGCATATGGCACATCCGTTTGAAGACTTTGATTTGACATTTGGTGATATGAAAGAGATGTTCCGTTTAGGACTATCAGGTGAAATAACCGTAAAAGGAAACGCAACCGAAAAACTTGACGGTATGAATCTATATGTTACTTATCGTGGAGGAAACGTTTATGTTGCGAGAAAAACTACTGACATTAGAACGGGTGGAATGGATTACGAGAAACTCAAGGAAAGGTATACTGGTTATGACTTGGTTCAGGAGGCATTTCTCTTTGCTTTTACTGATTTGGAAAAGGCGTTCCGAGCGTTACCGCAACAATCCATAGATAAGATATTTGGTGGCGGAAATGTTTGGTTGAATCTTGAAGTCATTTATCCAAAGAAAGCAAACATCATCAACTATGACGGTGCCCACATTGTCTTTCACAATGTTTCAAAGTATGATGAAATGGGTAACAAAGTAGAAGACTACTCAGACTATGCCGGAAAACTATCAGACATCATCCAACAGGTAAATGCTCACACACAAGAAACATTCAGTATCGAAAAACCAAAGGCACTTGAAATAGGACGGAGTACACAGTTTGATCAACGTCTACAGTACTTTACCACCAAGATTACAACTCTACAAGACGAAATGGGTTGTAGTGACTCGGATACCGTTGGTGTTTGGCATCAACGTTGGTGGGAAAAATACATAAAGAAGAACGCAACGGAATCGAATCTAATCGTTGACAAACCAATCATGGATGGTCTCGTAAAACGTTGGGCGTTTGGTGACAAGTCATTTGGGTTGAACTCTAAAAACATACCCGATAAGGGACTCCTAACATGGGCTAAAAACATTGATAAACTCGAGGTGAAGCAACAGATGGTCAAGAATATCAAACCATTTGAGGAACTCATATTAGAGTTTGGTGCTGAGGTTCTGAAGAATGCAAAGAACTTCATGGCACTAAATCCAACAGAGACAACTAACCGTATAAAGTCAAGTCTACAAACCGCGATACAGAAGCTCAAGCAATCAACTGATATTCGTGACCTCGACGTTTTGAAGAAACAACTAAAACGACTTGATGGTGCCGGTGGTGTTGATGCAATCGTTCCACTCGAGGGTGTTGTATTCACGTACAACGGTAAGACGTACAAATTGACGGGTACTTTTGCACCAATCAATCAACTTATGAGTTATTTGAGTAAAAAGTCATAGTTATAGTAAAGTGTTTCATTTATTGAATGGTGATGTATGCTAAAGGTTGACAACATAAACGATGTCAAGAAACTTCTAAAAGGAGAGCACGTTTCTCAAACTTCCGTACAAACAGGATACACCGGTGAACCTGAAGAACACGTTTCACGTAAGGTTGGTGATAGGTGGTTTGATGAAGACGGAAATGAGTGGGAACAGAAAGAAGGATATAAAATGAAGTTAGGTAAGGAGTGGCAACAAGACCTACACCAATACCTACATACCTTTCCGAACTGTCCTAAAGAAACGTGTACCTGTACTTTACCAAAGAAGGTAGATGAAAAGATGAAGGGTATTCATGGTATGTGCTTAGACTGTGTTGTTTCGTTGGAACACAAGTTGAGAATAACAGGTAAATGGCATGAATACGAACGTGAAAAGATGAAACAAAATGGGCTGGCTTGGTTAGCTGAGGCACAAAAAGATAAAGACATGATTGCTGAAGTTCTATCTAAGGCAGAGTTTGTAAACGAATTCGGTGACGTTGAAAAATGGGACACCGGTAAAAGTAAAGAGGAACTCCTCGAAAAGATAGAGAACGAGTTTCAAAAGTTTCGTGAAGATTTTATTCAGAAATTGGAGAACTACGGTGCTTGACAAATTCAAAAAGGCGTTACTTTCAATGATTTCAGACGTAGATGGTTCTGTATCATCGAAACGTATTACCACACTTCTTTGTGTTATCGCGGTATTGATAACATGGGGTGTAAATTTGTTTGGAGGTATTCAACCGGCGGAATTTGTTTTTGAAGGATTACTTTACATTGTTGTTGTTGGACTTGGTGTAGCAACAGCAGAAAAGTTTTCACGTAAAGGAACAAAACAATCAGAGCTATAAGGAGACACAATGAAATCTATTGTCATTGAAAGTGCAGTACCAACAAATAAGGCACTTTACAGTAGAATCAAATCACGTATAAAGAAAAAGTACAAGGTGTGGCCGAGCGCTTATGGTTCGGCCGCCCTCGTAAAAGCCTACAAAGCCGCCGGTGGTGGTTATCGTAACGAGTCTGTGGTACTTGAAAATCCAACCTATATGTTAGAAGGATACAAGACAAATGAGTGTGGTAAGATTACAGAACTACACTTCAGTCTTCAAGAGGCAAACAACGAGTTACTCGGTGAGGCAGAATATCGTGGTCGTAAAGTATCGTTAGGTAAACCATTCAGAACACCGGGTGGCCCAAAGAAGTTTGCAGTATACGTCAAGAATCCAAACGGAAACGTCGTAAAGGTAAACTTTGGACACAAGGGTGAGGGTGGTAAGAAGACGATGAAGATAAAGAAGTCTAATGCCGCAAGACGTAAGTCATTCCGTGCAAGACACAAATGTCATACGGCAAAAGATAGAACAACACCGAGGTATTGGTCTTGTAGATTCGGATGGCCTTCGAGTGGTAAGGGTGCAATAGATAAGACATAACTATGAACTTCGGTACATTCAATTCTTTACTAATCCCGTACTTTGAGGGAAATTTACCAAAGGATAGTGAGGACGCTGCAAACGCCATCACTAATGCCTACCATTTGGCAAACATAGGTCAGACAAAGACAATGTATGGTGCACCCATGATAAGTGCAGATAAGTCATTTGTAAAGACGTTTGTCAAGTTAGGATTGGACATCAACTTCTACGGTGGAAAGATTCAA